TCGTAAAAGTTGTTCCTCTCGGTAAAGTAAGCGTTGTAGGCCTGTTACTGCCGGTAACTAATACAGATAAATTTAAACCAGCTTGTGAAGAAGTAAAAGATCGCGGAACATAACCTAATCCTTCAGCAAGAGCTACAACAGAACTTCTTAATTGTGCACTGTTTATGAAAGATTCATTCAATGCAAAATTAGCAGTTAAACCGTTAAAATGAGTATTATAAGCTAACACGTCTAATATGTTACTTAATCCAGAAGCTTCAAAATCATAATCTTCAAACTCTGATTGTTGTTTTAAGAAATCTTTTAATCGACCTTTAATGGTATCAAAGTCTAATTGAGTTGATTTGATAGTAGTTGCCATTACCTTAACCTCGTTAGATTTAATTCAGTAGTTACTGTTTCGTTACTGTTAACAACTCTAAATGTTACTGTTACTTTAACTTCGTTAGTAGTTTCTCTTAAATTTGTCGATACATTTAATACAACGGCTCTTGGTTCAAATATTTCAATTGTTTGTATTATTCTATCTTTTACTTCTTCATCGTTAAAATCTGTACTTAATGAAAATAACAATGAATTTAAATTAGCACCATATCTTGGTAAAAATGGTTTTTCAGCAAAGTTTGTTAACAAAATATTTTTTACTGCTTGTTTAACAGCAGCAGCATGTTCTTTTTTAAAAATATCACCAGATGCTTTTTTAGCAAAAGACAAATCGATATCTTTCGAAAACTTACTTTTCGAAGTTATAACTTGTTTGGAACCTATGTTTCCGTCTTCTACTGCAAAAGCTCTTATTGGCATAATATCCCTTTATCCTATTTATACAAGTTCTTTTGATTCTTCATCTGTTCTGAGTACTTCTATCAATTCATTTGTTGCTTGAGTAATATTGTTATATCTCGTTTCAAATTCATTTTTATAAGTTACTTGATACGGTGGTATTATTTCTGGCATTGTTATTATTATTTGTACGTTTAACGAATCGTCTGGATTAAAGTTATCATAATCTAAAAACATTTTTTCATAATTTAAATTATCTTTAAAATAAACTGCTAAATCAAAAGTTTTTTCAACGGCCATGTTTCCTTTATTATCAATCAATTCATACACTACTGTTCTTCCTCTTGACATTAAAAAGTTTATACCATCACTTACATCTAAGTCTTCACCAGATTCAGGTCTATATAATCCTTCAACAGGTACTAATCTAAAATTTTTAAATTGTGTTGGAGAATCAGATGAATTTATTAATTGTAAAACTCCTGTATGTAACATATATTGTTTTGCTAATCTTAATCTTTCTTCATCTTCAAGTATATGAGTTAAAGTAACTGGATCTCCATGAGGAGCAACAAACTTAGCCATAGTTATACCCGGCGCAAGTTTTGTTCTCATTGTTATAGGTAATCCTGCTGAAACTTGATTTACTGGATTAAAAGTTGGTGCTACATAGTAATCTGTTTTAACGTTTGTTATTTTATCTGACTTATATAGTTTTGCTGTATTTCTTGATCTACCAAGTGGAACACTACCTCTTACTGCTATTTTATCTTTACCAACTGTTCTACCAGTGGCAGCTGGTGTCATTCTTGAAACATGCGGAGATAATACTCCATCAGTTATACATGCACCAATAAATGTTTCATTTCTTGCATTATTAGGATCTCTTAACTTAGATCTTACTTGCATAGTATTTAAGTCTGTAGTTGATACACCGCCATAATGTTCAAGTCTATTTAACTTGTTAAATAATGCATTATCTTCGTCTATTGAAACTCTTTTGATTGCAACTGTTGAATTTTCTAGTGCACTATTCATTAAAGCAGTTGTTGGTTGGTGAGTAGTTTTATTAGTTGCTTCAGTAAAAGTAACTGCTGACTGAGCACTACCAGCTGCTGGTCCTACTGCGGCTGTAGCAGCTTTGCCAGCTGTGTTTGCGTTACCCGATAAGTTACCATTAAATGTTGGTGCGGTCATACCTACATCTGCAATGACACCTTGTGACGCATGTATAGAAGTTGAGTTTATTCTTGGAATATGTGCAGTTTTTGCATACATCACGATATCTTCACCGCCTATTGTGCCACTATCTCCAGTTACTGCTAAAGAAGAAGCTGCAATATTAATACTTTTAGAACTAAATGTAACTTCATTTTCTGCTGTCATAAATAATGTGCCGCCTGTATTATTATTCTGATCTTCTCCTACAAACACACTTTTCGTTTTTTTAATAATATCATTATTATTACCATGTATGAAATTCATTTTATCGCCACCTACAGTTTGCGATGTACCACCAAGTATTTGTTCTTCTTTACTACCGCCAATATCAAGAATATATCCTCTTTTTACTGTTTGTTCAATGTCACCTTCACATTTAACATTAAAGTCTCCACCAACTTCAATATCAAAATCACCAGATACTTTTAATTTTAAATTACCACAATAAACTAATTCACCATCACCATCAACAATTACTTTTTCATCTCTTGCTGTTACTCTTACTGTATTGTTTGTAGAACCATATACGACTGTACCATCTGCACGCATCTCAACACCAGACCCAGTCCTATGACGTATCATTACTCTTTCACCATCAGGAGTATCATCTACTTCAATAATATGACCGGATGCTGTTTCCTTTACTTGACTGTTTGGATATGTACTAGTAGGTTCCTTTTTTAATCCTAAATCTACATCTGGGCATGAACCACTTACTTCTACGTTTACTCTTTTTGAACCTCTTGCAATGTTGTTTACTGATGAAGCTTCTTCATATTCAACTTTAGGAAATATGCCTAAAGGATCACTTTTTCCATTATCTCTTTGTTTAAGAGAGTTTGAAGCAGCAGTAGATAAAGTTTTTAATTCTTCTCTATTTGTCATTTAAATAATCCTTGTCTTATTTTTTTAGCAAGATCTGTGCTATTCGCTTTTAAATTGGATAGAAAATTATTTACCTGTCCACTATTTGTATCGAAGTCTTTAATTCCAGTTTTTACACCTAAATCTGAAAATCCTTTGCTTGCGGCACCAAATGATTTATTTGCAGCATTTTGTATATCATTATCTATATTTGATTTATTAGCTTCTAAATCATTCATCACATCTTTAAATTTTGCAATTCCGGCATCTATTTCTTCTTGAATTTCTTCACCAGTTTTAGGATCTGTTCTTTCAAATTTTTTAGTAATTCTTGAAGGATTAGTATTATTAATTTTAGTTTCTATCTCAGTAACAACTTTTTTTGGCATTAAATTTTTAGGTGGTTGAATAATCGCAAGTACCTTTCTATCTATAGTAGAATTTTCTTCATCTGACGGATCTTCAATTACTTGAAAATCAATATCAAACTTTTCTCTAACGGCACCTACATCAAAACCTGGTCCTGTTGACTGTTCCAATATTTCACTATCAGCATAAACATTTATTCCTGGAGTTATTTTTAATATCTTTCTGATAAAAAGTTCAAATGATTTATGTTGTTCAAAATTAACTGGATTATTTGGACCGGCAACAAACATAAATTCTAATCCTGTATCTGCATACTGATCACGTTCTGGGTGTCTCACTTCATTTACAGGACGTCCTCTTTCAATTCTTCCGTCTGTTAAACACAAGTAATGTGATTGAATACCAAATTTTGCAGATTGTAATTTTAATGTAAGATCTGCTAATTCTCTTGCTCTTACTCGTGTTTCACCAGCAGTAATATTTCTTCGTATTAATTCTTCTTTGTCTTCTATTAACTTTTGCTCGTGTAGTTTTTTTGCATTCATTTTATCTGGTGGTCCATATCTATCATCACCTAAGTATCCTACAGTTAAAACACTTATTGCATCATTTCTTAAGGAGTTAAGTCTTGGACTATTTGCTAATTCATCAAATAATTCGTCATCTGTATCTATGAACTTAAATTCGTGTTTTGTACTATTTGCTCCATCAAAAGTTGAAGGTGAACCGGTAACAATTTCAGCAACTTTTGGTTTTATTATAGACGAAGTAAGCGAACCCTTTGGAAAAAATTTACCAACGTTTGTATCAAGTGATACTCTTCCAGTTACTTCATCTACACCTTCAATAAGGTTTGGAACATTTTTACCTTTAGGCAGTTTTACACCTTTAGCAATACCTGGTATGCTTTGAGTGATATTAGGCAATCTTCCACTAAATATTCCTTTTAATTTTGCTAATCCATTTGCAAGAGCATTTGCGCCTGAACGACTTGCGCCTGGTATCAATCCATTAATATCAGTACTAAATCCTGCAAAATTAAACTCCGGAGATTTATTTTTAATTTCTTGTCTTACACTTTTGACAATATTACTAGATGGTGTTTTTCCTTGAGACTTATCTGATATTGCTTCTCTTGCAGTAGTTAAAACTTTTGTAGTTATAGTCGATGGTAAGACTTTTTCAGTTTCTTGTTTTATTTTTGATTGAGACATCGTCGTGTGTTTCTTAAGCACGTTAAAAAATGAACCAGTACTTGCCATTGAGAAAACTGATTTATTTAAATTACCACTTGATTTCATATTTGTCTTTTGAAATAAACTTGATAATTCATTTTTAAGTGAATCTACTTTATCAGCAGAGCCGTCACCTGCACCTGGTAATAATTGAGCCACTGTTGGTCTGTTTCTAAAATCTAAAGTAGGTTTAGCTCCACTTTGTAAACTTTGTAATCCGTTTCTCACTTCGCCTGAATTATTCATAGAGCTCATATTAGATATAACGTTTTTCATTTTTTCACTTTCAGCAGCACCTTTTAAATCACTGCCTATTCCACCTAACAAAACGTTTCTAAATTGAATCATTTCAGGACTTGCTGAAGCTTGAAATTCTTCTTCACTAACTTCTCTTACAAAGTCTACCGCTATGAATTCTTGCCTTCCAATCTGTAATGTAATCGATGTGCCATTGAAAATAAATTTTGAAGGATCGTTAAATATGTTTTGCGATATAGCACCAGGATCGTCAGCGGCAGCACGAGTTCTTTTTACTCTAAGACCAGTAAGTTGAGTGACTTTTATACTTGGTGAAAAAGTAAATTTTATACCATCAAAAGTACTACCAGCACCATCGTTTCTATCTTTTCTTTTAATTTGTATTGAGCCACTGCTCATATCGCATCCTCTTCAGTTGAACCTATACCAAGTTTATTAAATGTTTCTTGTGCAAAAGCTATTCTTTGTTTTGTATGAGCTAATGCTTTGTTTGGTCTTTCATATTTATCTTGAAATACAATAGTAGCTTCTTCAACAGTCTCAGTATTTCTTAATTGTCCTAGACCAAGAAAGGCTTGAGTCTCTAATTCAAACTTTACAAATCTTAATTGCGCTTCAATCGTGTTATAGTTTAAACCTATTCTAGAAGAATATTGTACGAGCTGTTTAAATCTTTCACCAGCAGCTTTTGCAGGATTCCATTGTGCAATACCAAATGAATTTTCATCTTGAAAGCCTGACCTTGCTAACGGATTTATGTCACCTCCGTTTGTGGTAGCACCAGATTCAACACAAAAGTTTCCTATCATACCACATGCTTGTTGTGGTGTAAAAGAACCGCCAATTGGTGATATAAAAAAATTAAAAGATTTTTCTATATTAGTATTTCCATCTAGATTAAGATTGAACTCTCCTGATGGTTCACTAACATCATTTCTTAATGTTTCAATTTTTGGTATCGAACCTAGCACTAAAGGTAACTGCGAATCTTTACCATCAAGAAATATACCAAAAACTTGAGCTCTATTTTTAAGTCTTGAGTTACCGCCAAGACCTGAACTACCATCTTCTGTTACTGGTATGTTAACTTGTGCCCAAGGTAAGTCTTCATCTGGTATGGCAAGCGTATCTTCTGTGTGAACACCATGAATTCTTACTTTTACCCTGTCTAATTTTAAAGGGTCATTATTACTTACTACAACTCCAATAAACCATCTAATAGTATCTCCATAATAGTAGTTGTCCATTATAATTTAGTCTCCTCACCTAAGCTTGCTATCTTACCGAGTAATAGTTGAGTAGTTGCTCTTTCTAAAAAAAATGAATG